TTATTTCTCGTATGGCTCGTAAGCTAGACCAGCAAAATGTTGACAGCCAAGGTCGTTGGCTTGTAGTTAATCCAGTATTCATGGAAGTGCTGAAGGACGAAGACTCAAAACTTCTGAACTCTGACTTTGGTGAGTCTGGTGGACTGCGTAACGGACTTGTTGTAAATAACCTGCACGGCTTCCAAGTGTATGTTTCTAACAACCTTCCTGAAATTGGAACAGGCTCTGCTACCACAGGTGGCACGAACTCTTCTAACTTTGGTGTGATTGTTGGTGGACATTCATCTGCTGTTGCTACTGCAGAGCAAATCAACAAGACTGAGACATATCGTGACCCAGACAGCTTTGCTGATATTGTTCGTGGTATGCATTTGTATGGCCGCAAGATTCTCCGTCCAGAGGCTCTTGTGAACGCTCGTTTCTGTTTGGTATAAGGAGGATTGAATTATGGCTCTTGGTGATAATACTACTTCCGTAGCACGTGGAAATGACGCTCGTGGTCGTAAGCCTTATTTGCTTTCAGCAGAGTTGAACTTTGCAACTGCTGCAAGTGATAAAGGTACAGCCCTCGCTGCTAATGACGTTATTCCGGGTCTGACTATTCCTGCGAATACCCTAATCATGTGTGCTGGTTTTGAAGTTACATCTGCTCATACAGGTACTTCAACCGATACAGATTTTGATTTTGGTATCACAGGTGGTGACTTGGATAACTTTGTTGACGGCTTTGATTTCGATGGCGCATCTGCAGGTGACTACGCATTTAAGGCAGGACAAACTCCTGTTCTTATTGGTGGCACTTCCGATACTATTGATATCGAAATTCAGGCAATGACAGGCACAACAACAGGCGGTAAAATCCGTATGTTTGCTGTATGCTTGGATGTTGACGATCCGGGTGACATGACCGCTCAAGAAGTGGACCGCGATCAACTCGCATAATGTAATGTGAAGGGGCAGAGTCTAGGTATCAACTAACTTTGCCCCTCACTTCACTCAAGGATTTATAATGGCTGAGTCATATCTTACATTAACAAATAAAGTCTTGGTTAAACTAAATGAGGTAGAATTAACTTCCTCTAATTTTAGTTCTGCACGAGGTGTTCAGACACAGGCTAAAAACGCTGTTAATGAGGCTATACGTTATATAAATCAAAGAGAGTTTAACTACCCATTTAATCACTCAACTAAGAGTGAAACACTTGTTCCGGGTACAGTTAGATATACTATTCCTACCACAGCTAAATCAGTAGATTACAATACATTTAGAATAGTAAAAGACACAGATACAAATACTGCTGGTGGTAGACTACGTAAACTAGACTATAATGAATATGTTAATGCATATATAACACAAGAAGATGAAATAGTAACAACTACACTAAACGGTTCACACTCTAGTTCTGTGACTACATTAACACTAACATCAACAACAGGTTTTGACGCTACAGGTAAAGTATACATAGAGAGTGAGATTATAACCTACACTGGTATTTTAGGGAATGATCTTACAGGTTGTACTAGAGGCGCAGAAAGCACTACAGCAGCAGAACACGCTAGTGGTGTGCAGGTAGCGCAGTTTGACTCTGGTTCTGCACCTATAAATGTTGTAAGAACGCTAGACAATAATTATTTATTATACCCATATCCTGAAAAAGAGTATACCTTAAAATATGATTTCTTTACCTTTCCATCTGACTTATCAGCACATGGTGACACAACCACTATACCAGATAGATTTGCACCTGTAATTGTAGATGGTGCTGTATCATTTGTTTATCAATATAGAGGTGAAACACAACAATATGGCATTGCTTTTGCTAGATTTGAACAAGGCATAAAAAATATGCAGACACTTCTAGTAAATAAGTTTGAATACGTTCGTTCTACATATATACCTTACACGGGTAATTCAAGAGGTTCTAGCAACGTAAGGGCAGAATAATGGCTACAGTACAACCTACCGCATTTAACTGTGAAGGCGGTTTAATACTAAATCGTTCCACCTTTTTAATGCAGCCGGGTGAAGCATTAGAACTGCGTAACTTTGAACCAGACATTGAAGGTGGTTATAGAAGGATTAGTGGATTTTCTAAGTACGTATCTGCTGTAGTCCCACAAACCGCCTCTGCTTCAGAAAAAGTTCTTATGGTGGCTACGTTTGGTAGTAAGGTACTAGCAGCTAGAGGCACATCTATATTTAGCGCAGACCCCGGTGGATCAAGTTGGTCATCCATTGACAGTGGTAGGACAGGCGCAGGTATATATAACTTTGAACGATTTAACTTTGACGGCACAGATAAAATAATTGTTGTTGATGGTGCAAATGCACCTACAGTATTTAATAGTTCATTAGCTGCAACAGACGTAAGTGAAAGTGATGTAGCTGGTGCTAAATTTGTAGCTGCATTTAAAAACCATATGTTTTATGCTGGTAAATCTACCATACCACAAACAGTAGTATTTAGTCAACCAGCGGATGAAGATGCCTTTAGTAGTGGTTCTGGTGCTGGCACTATTAATGTAGACGATACTATAACAGGACTTAAAGTTTTCCGTGAAGATTTATTTATTTTTTGTGAAACTCGTATATTTAAATTAAGCGGTACATCAAGTTCTAATTTTGCCATAGTTCCTGTTACACGTGACATTGGTTGTATAAATGGCAACACCATTCAAGAATTTGCTGGTGATCTTATTTTTCTTGGTCCTGATGGGTTGCGAACAATTGCAGGTACAGCGAGGATTGGTGACGTGGAACTTGGCACTATAAGTTCTAATGTACAGTCTATATTTAATGATAACATAGGTAGTGCGTCAGAGTTTGTATCTACTGTTATACCTGATAAAACACAGTATAGAATATTCTTTACAAAGTCAACAGTTGCAGAAAATCTTAGTAAGGGTATTATTTGTGTACTAAAAGGACAGAAGTTTGAGTTTTCTGAACTGCAGGGGATACGTCCCGCCTCTACAGATAGCTTTGTATCTGAAGGTAATGTAATTGTTTTACATGGAGCGTACTCAACAGGATATGTTTACAGGCAAGAGTCTGGTAATACATTTGACGGCACTGTAATATTTGGACGATATAGAAGTCCAGACTTAACAATGAATGATCCGGGCATTCGTAAAAATATGCAACGGGTTATTATTAACTACAAGCCTGAAGCAGCTATTAACTCTAATTTAATTCTTAGATATGACTACGAAGCAGCAGATTCATCAAGACCTGCGGCATATCCACTAGACTCTGAAGATGTTGTAGCTTTGTACGGAACATCTGTTTATGGCACACCTATTTATGGTGGTGCATCACAACCGCTAGTAAGGCAGTCCGTAGAGGGATCAGGATTTGCAGTAGCACTGCGAGTAGAAGATAGTGCAGAGACAGCACCCTATTCGTTAAAGGGGTTTCAATTAGAATACCAGCTAGGAGAGAGAAGATAAATGGGTGATACTTATACTAGGCAGTCCTCCTACACTGACGGAGATGTTATCACTGCCGCACACACCAACAATGAATTTAATCAGCTTCTTGCAGCCTTTGCTGCCAGCACAGGTCACACGCATGATGGCACTGCTGCTGAAGGTGGGCCTATTACAAAGCTACTTGGTAACGGATTAACATTTGGTGCTGGTACTGCTGGCACTGATATTACTATTACCTTTGATGGCGAGACTAATGATGGTGAATTAAAGTGGATGGAAGACGAAGACTACTTTGAGTTTTCGGATGATATACTTGTAGCCAGCACAGAAAAACTACAGTTCCGTGACACAGCCATCTACATTAACTCAAGCACAGATGGACAGCTTGATCTTGTAGCTGACACAGAAATACAGATAGCTGCCACCACTATTGACATTAATGGTAACGTAGATATATCTGGCACATTAACAATAGGCAGTGCAGGTATATCTGAAACAGAATTAGAAATACTAGACGGTGCAACAGTCACCACAACAGAATTAAACATACTTGATGGTGACACTACTGCTACATCTACTACCGTAGCTGATGCAGACCGTGTTGTATTCAACGATGCTGGAACAATGAAACAGGTGGCGGTCACAGACTTAGCTGCCTATTTTGATGACGAAATTACAGCGATGCCAAACCTTACATCGGTTGGTACGCTTACAACACTTACCGTAGACAATGTAATTATTAATGGCACTACCATAGGTCATACTGATGACACTGATTTAATTACATTGGCAGACGGTATCGCCACAGTAGCTGGTGAAGTATCCCTGACAACGCTAGATATCGGCGGCACAAATGTTACTGCTACTGCAACAGAACTTAATCTCATGGATGGTGGCACATCTGCTGGCACAACAGCAGTAGCAGGTGGCGATGGTATTGTAACTAATGATGGCGGCACAATGCGCCAGACTACAGTAGATACATTTGATACATATCTTGCTGCTACAACTAAAACTCTTACAAATAAAACTATTGATGTAGATAACAACACCGTGTCTAACATTG